TCTTTATGGCATTGATTTTCAGGGCAGCCTTTACTTTTTGGTCTTCGGTAAACTTTGTCTTATCTAACTGCTCAATCAAAAATGCTTTTTGTCCTTCGCTTACTTCGTCTTTATGCTCATTAGTAGCATCTGCATCTTTAGTGTCATCGATTGCGAATAACCCATTAAGCGCATATTTTCGAGCATATGAGCTACAAGCTCCGGTTAGCTGAGCCGCATCCATTCCCTTTTTGTTTTCCTCTTCACGAGCAAGACCCGTGCAAGTTATGTTATCTTCTCCGTTACTTAAACAAGCGGTAGCCTTTACATAAACTCTACCGCCTACTTCTATTACCTCATCGCTTAACATTAAAGCATATCCGTACTTATGGCAGATAGGTTTTGCAGCTTCGATAATATCTTCTGCACTTCGGTACTTGTATTTAGCAAAAGCATTGAATTGATTTTTAGGTGCTTTTAATTCTTGTTGGATTTTAATTAGGCTCATTGTTATTGGTTTTGAATGTCTATGTTATAGTGTTCTAAAATTTCAATAATAGGTTCTTGTCTTTTCTTTAGGCTTACAAAGTACTCATAAGCCTGTGAATATTCCAAGTACATACTTGCGCTATCGTATTTATTATCTACTAAAGTGTAGTAGAAAATCGTGCCGTCTGGCTTAGTTTCTTTTACAAATTCAATCTTCATATACTTCGTTTTTTAAAAGTTCAAGTTCTGCATTGTTTTCTACCCAACGAGTAAACGTATAATCGTCGTCTTCGTAATCGTAGTTTTTAGGCAATAGGGCAGGGTCATAAGGGTTTGATGTACTCCTATCCCCGTCAATTAATATGTTCCCGTATCGCTGATATTGGAACATTTGGTAGGTGGTTAAATGTGTCATTTTGTGTTTTGTTTACACAAATATACAACAATTAACAATACAAAGTGCAAAACTATTAAAATATTTTAAAATTATTTTTGCAACAATGTTGCATTTGTACTTAGAAACGTACAAAATAACGTACAAAAGTAGTAAAAATACTACCTTTTTTATATGCAGGAATATAATAAATGCTCTGGATTAGCCTTGCTATATGTTCTTAAATATATTGTTGCACTTTAGAGCAACTTTTGAAAGTAAAGTTTGTCGTGTCCCCCGTAAGAATATTCTGGCAAGTAAAGCCTAAACCCACACGAGATTAAGTTATTAGCTGAAGGGAAGTTATCAAGTGTTGTGTATGTGATAGCTATATGGCAAAAAGTAGATGCTGCCTTTATCCTCGTTTTAATCATTCGTCTTTGTATTCCTTGCCCTCTATAATCTTTATGCACCCACGCCCTGTTAAATATGCAAATGCCCTTAGAATAAATTGAGCCGCAATAAGCAACAATACGGCTCATATCATCAAGCATAACCCACCATTCACGATTGAACTGGAACTCGTCAGCGCAACCCTTAAAGTTTGGGTTGGTATAATCTAATCCCCTTAGTTGCTCGTAGGTATCTCGGTCTAAAATATTGCCGAAGCTAAATATCTTTTTGAGGCGCATTGTGTATTTGTTCAAGTTTGGTTAAATAAAGTATCGCATCTTGCAGCTCTTCCTTTAGGTGCGTTATCCATTGACCCGTGCTTAAATCACTTCTATCCATTGTAGTTCCGTATTTAGATTTGCCTACAAGTTCACGTCTACGCATATCTTCTATTACTGCTGCTAATATTTTACTGTCCATTTATTTGTCGGTTTTGCTATGTATCTTAAAACAAGTTTTGCACTTGTATTGTATTTTCTTTACACCAGTTGCGGTTGTTCTACGAAGTGAAATAATCAAGTCATCGCTGCCACATTCAGGGCAAGAGCCTCGGTCTTGTCCGAAGATAACTCCGTAATGTGTTTTAGGTTCGATGTGGTTTTTAAGTGCGTTAAATACCTGCTCTAATAATACAACATCTTTTTGGCAGTACTTAATCATTTTAGCCATAGCCACTTTGTCCTTATGCAGAACGATGTCTTTCCATAAACTATATTCAGTTTTAATCTTTTGACCGATGCCTAAGTAGTCAGCTATGTAATTAAGCTTGTTGCTATTAAATCTAAACTTTTGTCTTGCTACTTTTAGGGTGTCAATAGTAACGTAAGAAGGGAACATTTCAATCTTGTGAAACAAGCACCTGGTTCTTATCCACGCAAGGTCGAACTTATCGCCATTATGTCCTACAAGTTCCGATGCCGTGTTTGCTACTTCTATAAAACTTTGTAGCATCTTTTTATCGTTTTGTTTGCTATCCCATTGTAAAAAGTAAACTTCTTTCTCATCTTCCCACTTATAGCAGATGCAAATAATTGCTCGTTCTTTAATGATGCTTTCGGTAGAGATGTTTAATTTAAAACCAGAAGTCCAAAAGAAACCAAGATTTGGCGAAACTTCCACATCGAAAAAGAGACGTTTGCGTTTAGATTTGAGCAAGTTGTTTTTTGTCATAGTATCTTTTTTTCACCTTTTCCAAGATGCGTTGTTTATTTTGTATATACCAATCCTGTTTATACTTAACCTTGTCTTTACATCTTCCGTCTTTATACCCGCCCATTAATTCTGGTGTGTTACAAATATGCAATCCTGTTTCTATTGCGTGTCTTATATTTTCTGCTATTGTAACATATTCTAAATTACTCGGTCTATTATTTGTTTTTACTCCGTCTTTGTGATTAACTACATAATCTTTTGGTCGTTCTCCTAAAATAAAGTTTGCTACTAACGAATGAATTTTATAACTTTTGTTATTCATTTTCACTCTTAAATATCCGCTATCGTCTTTATTAACAGATAACTCTCTACCTTTAGCGTGTTTGGAGTTACTAAACACTTTTACTTCTCCGGTTTCTAAGTTTATGTTTACTTCATAATACTTAGGCATTTTAAATGTCTTTATCATATTCTTTGATTTTCTCAAAGATACCAAACATTTAACAATTCAACAACTATTTTTGGCTGAATTTATCTATTGTAGTAGTACCCATTGCAGCTATGCAAATAACCATTACGGCATCTACAAGTTTATCCGAAGGGGCAATCTCTTGATGCGTAAAGCTATTAGCTAATAAGGTAACACAGATAAACAAAGCCGATAGTAAAGCAATCACTCGCTTTGTAGACACGCTACCTCTTTCGTCTGATAATAAATTGGCTAACCATTTCATATTTTATATTTAAGGTGTGAAGTATAATTTTGACTCAGATGCTCTACGCTTTGTAAGACCTGCAAGAACTTTCCCACCGGCTTTATCCCACTTAGCAAACTCTAAAGCTATTGAAGGGTCATTAGGGTTAGCGTTTACCTTCTTTAGTAAAGTAGAACTCTTTAGGTTTCCGATACCTGCGTTATAGGCAAAGCTTGTAAGAGCAGCGAACTGATTAGGTGTAACTGAACTTTTAACCAATGGAGCAACCTTATCAGCAAACTCTTTAGCTATAATTTCAAATAACTCATTAGCTCTTTGCTGCGTAATTTTATCTCCAGGCTTTACAGGTTTGCCATCTTCAAAAAACGTATTCCCGTAACCGATTGTATCTTTTGCAGCACTGCACTTATAGGCTATCAATTTGCAGCCCTCGTAGAATTTAATAAGGTCTTTGCCTTTGTCGTTTAATTGCATCTTATTTTATTTGTGAGTATAGAAATAAAGTTAGCATAGCAAACAAAACTGAGTTAAGCCTATGAAGTTTTAATTCAAAGTTCATATCCTTTTCGTACTGCTCGTAAAGTGCTATGTTTTTATAATACCTATTACGATAATCGTTTAACGTATCGTTTGATATTTTATTGCGTATTGTAAGGGTATCTTTAAGAGTAAGTAAGTCGATGCGAAGGCTATCCCTTGTCTTGATGTTAGCTTTAATTAAGCTATCTATTCGTGTGTTTTGGTAGCTTACTAAATTAGTTAGGCTATCAAATGAGTTGTTAATCTTTTCGCCTTCTGTACGGCTAATAACAATCTTATCCTCGCCTCCTATCTTCTTAACGTATTGGGCGTAACTGGAACTTTGTGCTATTAGTATCAACAGAATTAGCGGAGTCCAATTTAGCCTTAACTTCATTTAGTTCCGTTTTTAATTCTTTTACTTCTTGTTTTAAGGTAACAATAGTTTTCACTGTCTTAGTTATTACCTTCTTGTTATCCTGAGAAGCCACACCCTGCACTTGTTCACTTTGCACTTGGCTTTGCTTTACTTTGTCTTGCAACTCTTTGATTTGGTTATCGGTCTTAGTTCCGCAACCTATCAAAGCAATCAATACTAAATAGCGCATTACTTAAACTTTTTTAGAGCCTTTAGGTCTACTGCCATTTCCAAACGAGCCGTACTTGCTGCGTTACTGCTATCGCTCTTACGCACCATTTCATACAAGCTGCCAATCTTTTCGTCTTGCTTTTCGTTACGCTTTGCATTGTCGATGTAGAGGTAACTAATACCGCATATACACAAAAATAGCATACCTACAACAGGGTTCTTGCTAAACTCTTTGAATGAAATAGGTAACGGGTTAGCTGATACGTTTACGCTTCTTGCTGCTTTTGCCATATTATTTACGTTTCCAAAAGAATAAGATTAGCGTAATTATCAATATAAGCGCAATTAGAGCCTTATAAAATTCGCTAAAGGACTTATCCTTAGTTTTAGTTATCTTCGAAATTTGGGTACTTTCTGTGCGACTGAGAGCCATTGAGTCCGTCTTGGTCTGCTTACTATCCGTTTGTTTCTCTTTTGTGCCTCTTGTGTAGGTCTCCGTGTACTTAGGAATTGTAATCATACTATCCTTAGTAACCCAC